CGGCGACATTCCCTACGAACTGCTCGCCGTAATCCGCGTCTCGTGGTTCCGCAAGGGCATGACCTACGAGGTCGAGGAGTACCAGATCGAGGAGTCGGACGACGCCCCGAAGCAGTTCGCCTACATCGTTGGGACAGCACTCCGCCAAGGCGCTGATGTCTGCGTGCTCACGCAGTACGAGCCAGCTGCATTGGGGGTGCAGGAATAGGTAGCCGGTGGTGGGTCCTCACGCGGTGTCCACCTTTTTTCCCGCAGCCGGCTGCTACTGGACCGCCTAGATCCCTCAAAAAGGTCTAGGGCCAAAAGCGTAGCCAGTGCCAGTCCGCTTTCGCGGTTGTGAAGAAAAGCGACAGCCCGGCCTTGCGCTTGGGCTGTTTATGTGCAACACTAAGGGCAAGCCCGCCAAGGCGAGCCCTCCATTACTGATTAACAATGTACGAGCCATTCCAAGCCAAGGTCTCCAACACAGACCTCAGCCCCTGGTACTACGCCGTCGGCTGGGCCAGGCACTCGCTCCAGCTACAGATCACCCGTTACAAGGGGCTCGGTCTCAACACCAACTACGAGGAGAAGCAAGTGGCCCAGCTGCTGGAGCTGGAGCAATTCTTGAAAATGTCGTGGGATCAGTGGATGGAGTCCCTGCTTCCCAGCGAAACTGCACAGGAGGTCAAGTGAGCCAGGTACAAAGCATTGAGGAGCTGCGCTTTGAAGGCGACCATCTTGTGGTCGATGCCGTTGTTGACGACATGGTGGTGCGTTATGCGCAGACCGCCTTCGAGCCAGCCGAGTGGGGGCCTGCCCTGTGCAGAGGCACCCTCTACTTTTCAGATGAAGACTTGATTCCAGCCACAGATGCCGAACTCCGGGCCATGCTCACAGATCGGGTCGACGACTGGACTCCACTCGACACGTCTGATTGGGACGTCTGAAGCTCGTGACCTACGTAACCAGGACGACTACGACGACTGGGAAGTGGGTCTAGAGCCCATACCTGGGGATACGCACTGGGTCCGGGTTCGCACCTTGACCCAGCTTTATCGCCACCTCATCTACGTGTTCGCCACCAGCGACACCATCAGCTCCACTCGACTTGCACAGCTGGCGATCCACGAGATTCTCAAGTTGAGACTCACGGATCTCACCCAGATACGCCAGCAAGACCCCAACTACTTCGCATGACTGACTGGTACGCCGACTACTACCGCCAATCGCGGGGCTACAACGACAACGACTTACGCGAGCTGCGCAGTGTTCCACGCAAGCCCTCGACTGAGGTGCCGGACGTTTTCAAGCACAGGTTTACCGATCCAGCTGAGTACGATGCTTGGGTCGAAGGGAAGCGCCGCGCTTACTTCGGCTGAACTCGATCCAACACGAATGACTGAAACTTCAATGGTGCCCTTCTACCGCTCCTACCTACTGGGCGGGAAGCTGGTGTACCTCGATAAGTTGTCCGAGCTGTCCGATAGCGAGCTGAACATGCTCAACATCGAGACCATGGCTTCCCTGGAGGAAGCACGGCGTGATTACGACGCCATCGAAAACAAGCAAACCGAGGAGGGCGGTTCTGTGTACCGCCGCCTCAAAGTGGCGGGCTATTTCCAGGCTGCCATCAAACTGGAGCTTCAAAACTGAGCTTCCCCTACTACACTGCACCCGTTCTTACTCATGAGCATGTACGTCCTCTCTGAATCCCAGTTCGACCAGATCTCAAAAGCACTCGAAGCAGCACGCTTTGCACTGGAAACGTCCCAGCACGTTCAGCTGGATCTGACCAAGCCCAAGCAGACCATCCCCCTGCCCGCCGGCGAAAAACTTGTACGCCCATCAGACGTACAAAAGGTCAAGTCTCAAAGTAAGACTCGTAAGTCCAGCCGCAAGGGACGGCGTGGGGTTGCGGTGTTGAACGAAGGGCAGGTGTTGGAAATCAAGCAGCAGATCGCGTCTGGCACGAAGTCAGTCGCAAAAATTGCTCGGGACTTTGGCGTTCACGTCACCACCATCAACTGCATCAAAGCCGGTAAAACTTGGAAGCACGTGCAGCTCCAGCAGCCCGCTCCGGTTGTGGTGGCTGACTGATGGCGGTCCTTTGTGATCACGAGATTCACAACCTGGCACGTCGCAATCTGGTAACGCCGTTCCTGCCGGAGCTGGTGAATCCAGCGAGTCTCGATGTGAGACTCGGTGAAAATCTGCTGGTGGAGTTACCGACTACCACCAGCTTGGTTCCCTACTCGATTGCTGGGCACACGCAGGAAAAGCCGTTCATGCTCCAGCCGCATGAGTTCGTGCTCGCGGAAACTGCGGAGGAGTTCAGCTTCCCGGATTGTGTCGCTGGGCAGCTGGCGCTTAAGTCGAGTCGTGCCAGGGAAGGGATTGAGCATCTTCTTGCCGGGTATATCGATCCCGGTTACAAAGGGCGGCTAACGCTGGAACTACAAAACGCTAGATCCATGCACGCTGTTCCGTTGTGGCCGGGTATGCGGATCGCGCAGATTGTGTTCCACAAGATGTCGATGCTGCCCGGCAAGAGCTACTCCGTTACTGGTCGCTATCACGGCGACACTGCTGTTCAGGCTTCCAAAGGATGAGCGATCCAGTAAATCAGCCCAGTCATTACACGGCTGGAAGCGTCGAGGTAATCGACGTGATTGAGGATTGGGTAAAGCACGCTCCCGATGCTGTAGTTGGTGGCCTGCAGTGGCAGGTCATTAAGTACGTCAGTCGGGCGTGGCTTAAGAAAGATCCTTACGAGGATTTCTGCAAAGCCCGTTGGTACTTGAACCGCTTGATTAACACTCTCGCTACTGAACCTTACAAAAAATGACTGACAAACAGATGATGGCTTTGCTAGGAGCCTCCATTCCATTTAAAACCCGCTTTGTGTACCCTGTGATTGGCCTTCTTGCGCTTTTCTTTCCGGGTTTTGTAGGTATTGCTTTTTTGAAAGCTACTAGCGACGTTCTCCAACGGCTTTCGTTTGAAGAACGCTGCGCATTGGCCAATGTGCTTCGGTTGGATTAAGGAGTTAAGCATGACATCGTTACTTTTACTGTTTGTTACTGCTGTTTATGGCGCGGCTGCTCTTGTGCTTGCGCTTGCAGTGGTCGGTCTTTGGTTGACTATCGAAGACATGCTGTATGAGCGGAAACAGCGGAGGCGGCGTTGAGGTACTGGTGGCGAATTGTCGCCAAGGCGTTGGGTGAGAAGGCGCACCAGCACAATCGGATCGCTGATCAGGTTGCACTGGTGCGTTTTTGTATCCTGCTGGCTTACATGACTACAAACATTTTCATTTGCGCAGGAGTTATTCGGCACTGGAATGGCTAACTATTGCACTCACAGTTTCAGAAGAATCATCAACACGTACAACTGGAGAAATGGGTCGACGATTCGCTCGTACCGCTTCCGATGCAAGTGTTGTGGGTACAGGTGGAATGTCTACTACGACAAGAAACTCAAGCGGGAAGTTGTTCCAACGCAGAAGTCGGATAACAAGCCGCTGGAGACAAGGAAGCTGACGCCCGAAGAGGTCAAGTTGATCCTTACGGATAAGCGCGACAACGTTGCACTGGCGCGGCTCTTGGGTGTGGTGCCCCAGTCGGTTAGTCAGATCAGGACGGGGCGAGCGTACAAGGATTTGTGGCCGGAACTTCCACGGCGAGCTGCACAAATCAAAGCTTCAGGGGCAGTGCCGACAATTCGCAGCACGAAAATTACTTGCCAAGATTGTGCGCACTGGTGGCAAAAGCGGTGCGGTCTGGATATTCCAGAGGCAGGTGGGACTTTTGCGATCCAGTGTTCTTTCTATCAAGCGGATGAGTAATGGCCATCACGATCAACAGCAGAGCGTGCCAGGGCTGTGGTACGCAGACGACAAACCCGGTGCTGTGCATGAAGTGTTACCGCACCAGTCCCGCAGGGCGGGAAGAGGAGCGGATGGAACGGTTGCGGCGGGGTTACAAGCCTCAGGCGGATGGCGGCCCATGCAGAAACTGCATCCATTGGAAGGCGCGGTGCTTGCTTGGGTTTCCCGAGGGTGGGACACTCGCGGCGGCGGTGCTTTGCTCCGCTAGGGAGGTTGACAGCCTGCTAGAGTAGTAGGGTACAAGCTGCCCTACCAGGCATGGAAATCCTCCAAGGCATCGAGCATCTCTCCACGCTCGATGACGCTTCATTTGTTGCCTTTGACGTTGAGACCACCGGGCTCCAGCCGAAGTTCGGTGGTCTTCGTCTTTTGCAGTTGGCGACCTTCGGTAAGCCTCCAGTAGTGCTGGATTGCTGGAGCTTTAGCGATGAGGACTGGATCACGCTCGAAGAGTTCTGTACCGTCCCACGCCAGTGGTTGGCCCACAATGCGGTGTTTGACCTCGGGTGGCTGCAGGAGCATGAGATCTACCCTGAGGGCAAGATCTATTGCTCGATGCTGGCGAGTCGAATCCTGACGAACGGGCTGCCGAATTTGAAGCACGGGCTCCAGCACGTTGTTCACCGCTACCTCGGCCAAGACATTTCCAAGGAAGAGCAGAAGAGCGATTGGTCGGGTGATCTGCGCGTGGAACAGATCGAATATGCGGCCAAGGATGTGGTGGTGTTGACCCAGCTGTGGGAGCCGATCACAAAGCGGATGGCGACTGGCGCGTTAATGCCCGCTTGGGAGCTTGAGTGTAAGGCGCTTTCGGCAATGGCGCAGCTGTGGCGTACTGGGTTGCCATTTGATAAGAAGATGCTGGAGCAGCTGATTGAAGACCTTGATATTGAAAATGTTGAGGTTGGTGAAAAGTTCATCGAGGATTTTGATGCGGCGCTTCCGCCAGAACACAAGCTGCATCGGGGGCTTGATGGGAAGTTGTTGCACCAGACGAAACCGGGGCCGAAAGGTAAGAAGCCGGATCCGAATGTGTTTAACCTCAATAGTCCGGCGCAGTTGCTTAAGAAGTTCACTGCTTTGCTTGGTGAGCCTCCGATGGATATGAAGAACGGAAAGCCTAGTGCTAGTCGTTCTGCGCTCCAAGAATATGTGGGTGATCACAAGGTTGTGGCGGATTATTTGCGGTGGAAGAAAGTAGAGAAGCGGCGGCAGATGGCAGAAACTTTGCTGAAGAACTTGAACGCAGACGGGTTTATTAGGGCTAGCTATTTGCAGCTTGGGGCTGATACTGGGCGTATGAGTTGTATTTCGCCCAACTGCCAGCAAATCCCACGGGATCCACGCTTCCGCATTGCGGCGCAAGCCCCAGCCGGCTGGAAACTGGTTGTAGCGGACTACGGGCAGATGGAGCTGCGCCTGGCTGCTGCAGAAGCTCAGGATCCCTTAATGACAAAAGCGTTCCAAGATGGCGTTGACCTTCATACGCTTACAGCGATGCAGCTTTATGGGGTTGAGCAGGATGAAGTTACAAAGGAGCAGCGCCAAGTGGCAAAATCAGCCGCATTCGGACTCCTGTACGGAAGCGGTGCAAAAGGGCTCAGAAATTACGCAGCATCGACCGGAGTCCAGATGGATCTTGATGAGGCGGCGGAAGTGCGGGAAAAGTTCCATGCTGTGTATAAAGGCATCTCCGCATGGCAGCGTAAAAATGCTGCAGCTGCTGATGCGGCTAAGGACAATCCATCTATCCGCATACGCATCTCGGGCCTGCGGCGGTTTTTACCGGGTGAACACAACAAACTCACCACGCGCTGCAACACTCCAATCCAAGGGGCAGGTGCTGCAGTCCTCAAACTTACTCTCGGCAAACTGTGGCCTCTACTCCACGCCGACGGGGAGGACGTGGTGCGTTTGGCCGGCGTGGTGCATGACGAAATCATCCTGCTCGTCCGCGAAGAACACGCAGACGTCTGGGCGCTCCAGCTGCAAACCGTGATGGAGGAAGCTGAAGCTCGTTGGTTGGGTGATATTCCGCCGCTTGCTGAAGCTAAGGTCGGGGATAGCTGGCAAGAGGCCAAGTGATCCAGGAGGATTTTGAGTACCGCGTTCGGATGCACACGCGTCACGGCGGTACTCACGATCTATTTATCGTTGCTCCAGATGCTTTCACTGCACGGATGAAGGCACTGGAGCTTTGTCCTGAGCATCGGCCCCAGTCGGTCATGCGAGTCTCAGATTGCATCTCATGAGTCCAGCCCGCACGGGAAGAGAGCTGGTGCTCGAATGGCTCAATCGGGAAATTCGTGCGGCCAAAACGGCAGATTTGCAGCGGGCTGCGGCTTTTTTGGAGTGGGCCAGGGATATACGGAAGGGGTGTGCCAAGCAGAGGGGCGGGGCGCGGGTGGCGCAGTCCAATGCGTGGCGCAAGCGGGTTGATGAGGATGTGCGCTGGTAAACCGCGCTAGCGTGATACAGTGTAGACTACTGCCACACATCACACAAAGGAGTTAGTGACACAAATGCCGCTACAACACGGATCTAAGCTTTACTGCCAGCTCTTAATTGACCCTAACAGGTATAAACTAGCAGAAAATCTTGCGTCCCAGGAAGGCAAGAAGGTTACGGCGTACTTGCGTGAGCTGGTGTACGCAGGTTTGGCGTTGAGGTCGTCCGAGTACAAAAGTGCGCAGGAGGCGGATGAGGCGGCGTGGAGAGATTCGGTGAAGCGGCGAGTGGAGGGGCGGATGCGCTCCAAGCAAGAGAACAAAGTGTCAGAAACTGACGCATGAGACTCAGTTGTGTTTCGTGATATACCGACAGCTGGAGCCTACAGGCTGTAGGCTTACACAGTAGTCACTTAAAAGCAATGACGCGCTATGTCGTCATGGTCGAGGATCGCTGGGTTACGGCGGTTTACGACTCTGGTAAAGGAATCGGTTTCACCCGATCCAAGGAGGACGCATCCTCGTGGGTCACATACGAGCGGGCTGTCGCTGCGGCGAGAACTGTTGCTCAGTCTTGTAACTGCGATGCTGCTGTGCATTGCGTTGATGAACCCGCCTATCCCCAATCATGGAAGTAGTGCCATTCCAGGAACAGCAGGACCCCGAACTGAGGCTCGGTGAAGGTCGCTCGCGTACCAGCTCAGATAAAGCTCAGCTGTTCGAGCTGAAAATCTGGTTGCCGGGCCAAGGTGCCATGCGGGATCTGGTGCGGGCGGAGTCGCTCAAGCAGGCGATTGAGTTTGCGCAGAATCGGTATCCGAACTGCAAGGTGGAGGTGCCGACGACAGCGGCGAAAAAACCTAAGCTGGCTCGTGCCAAAAATGGGCCGCGTGAAACGGCCCGTAGGCGTCTCAAACTCGTGGAGAAAAGGAATGAGCCAGCAGATCGCTGATTGGGCACGCCAGTCGTGGGGTGAGGTCATCGTCGACCAAAATCGCGCTGACCTCTTGGATAAGCTCTACTTCTGGGACGGGCGGGACAAAAAAGACCACCCGCTGCACGCCACCTATACCGGGCTGTATCGCAAGTACACCGCCAACTAGGCGGAGTCACGGTCCATCCCAAACTGATCGGCCAGGTTATCTGCAGCTTCGCGGATAGCCCAGGCCGATTTTGTGCGTTCCAGTTGATGGAGCGTATTGAGGACAAGGGCGGCTTCGAGGAGGCCGCGATAATCCTGCTTGTTGAACAGGTTGACTAACCACTGGTCCGTGGCCGCCTTGTGGAAGCTGGACTCGGGGGTGTGTTCAATAGGTCTCATAAGTTGACAGCACAGCTTCTCTATACACTATGGCCGCTTGTTTAGTGTCAAACAGTCCAAGGTAGACCCGTTCATTATTCCTTTGGATTCTTGCCGTCCATTTTCCTGTGACTTTGTGAAAATTCACTCCAGGATGTTTGCTTGGGTATGTACGGTTATTGGCTTGAGTAAAATCATCCGCGAGGCGTAAATTTGACCATGCGTTATTAAAAGGATCCTGATCTATATGGTCGATGCTTAGTTGTGGATCTTCCCCTGTCATCCAACGCCAAGCCAAACGATGCGCAGGATACTGGACGTTTTCTACATAAATAAGGACAAGCCACGGTTTACCACCTCTTCTCGTTCTTTTACAGCCAGCGACTTTCCCTTTTCGTGCGCCGGTTTTAAATATAAATTCTCCTGTTTCTTTATTATAGTAGTAGTAGTATTTAATCCTTTCTTGTGCAGGCAATTTACGAAAAGCCGTAGCCATTAGTTCACCGTGGGTCTTAGCAGGCTACTTCATCTCTTGCGTATCCGCAAGAACCACCCTGTGTCGTTACCCTCAATGAGCCAGCGCGGTAGCCAGTTTTTGCGGGAATAAGCAATGTTTGCGCCTCCCTTATTGCTGATGTACCCCCCATTGACCAGATCCGCCTCACCAAAAGGATCTAGATGTATGAAATGCGTCGGGGTGTAACCGGCAACTACGGACCAATGGCCGGTTCCGCTCGGATTAGATATAGGCCCTCGGTGTAGCCAGCCGACGGGAACAGGGTGGCCGTTGGCGATTTCGGTCTCTAGGTCTTCAACTGTGCCATCCATCTCGAAGGTTGCTGTCAGCCCCAGTGCTTTGAGGGCGGCAATCTGTGCTTTGGGGTCGGTTGTGTCACCGAAACGAGCGCGTAGAGCGTTGTATTCGTAGTCCCCGTTTACCTTTCCGTAGTAACGAGCCACCATTGCGCAGCTGGAGCTAAAGCATTGACGCCAGCCTTTGGGACCATCGTCGGATCCGAGCTGGTATTCGTAGGGGACCTTCAGTAGTTTTTGATTGGGCGGCACGACAGGTTTAGCTCCAGCGTGTTGTTCCATCAGCTGGATCAACTTGCCTGGGTAGTTGGGGTCTGTGGCGTAGCCTTCTTTGTGAAGCCACTTAGCCGCTTCCTCACGCGTAGCAGCGTTATTGCACCCCTTGTAGTTTTTGTAGTCTTTGTACCAGTGATCTACGAGGTAGATCACGCACGAGAGCAAATCCGGAAAGTCGATGAAGCTGTCGGTGATTGTTACCCACTGACCGTTAATAAACTCTTGTGTTTTCTTGTCGCTACCTTCACCTTTTAGGCCGAAAAAATTGTTTCTGCCAGATACTAATTTGCCGTAATTTGATTCGAGTGCCCATTGGGCAGCTACAAGTTCCGGAAATTTGGCACCAGCGACCCTGGCGGCTTCGAGGATTCCTTCCCAGCTATTTGGGAACTGGGTTTGTTTGCCGGCAACGCTCCAGGTTTTGAACCAGCCTTGGTCGCGGCCCAAGATGTGGGGATTCGCCTTTGAAATTACGGACTCCAGTTCCGTAATTGCAGCCATCTGGTGCGGGAGACCTTTGTAGTACCGGAAAAGGTCAATGAGGCGGATCTTGTTGGTTGCCATCGGACCAAGGGGCGTGGATGCTCATGGCGCCGCCCAGGAGGCGGCTGTCGCCGGTTTGGAGCTGTTCATCAATTTCGTGGTGAACGATCACAGGAGGTGGATCGGTCGGTTGCGTTGCGTGCCAGTCCGCTTCAGCCTTGTCGAGCTTGCCTGGGAGTAGCAGCTCAAACCACCACTCCCGTACAGCTTGCTCCCAAGTTTTGCCTAGAGCTTTTTTCCTTTGATGGCGCGGAGGGCGTGGAACACCAGCTGGATGATGCTGTTGTCCTTCAGAGGGGACAGAGCGATCAGCTCGGAAGCTGCTGCTACGCAAATCCAGAAGGCTGGATGTTGGATGAAGTCCATGGGAAATAGGAACCCTGCAGGAAGTTTAGCTGTAGTAGAGAAGAGTTCCGGCGCACGTAATAGTTTCTACCGCTACATTCCAGGTAGCGACTGCTCGGTATGGACCATCGCATTGAGGATGGCGAATACTTAAACAAGAAGGAAGCAAAAGCGAGATTTAGGCAAGAAATCCTTAATAGTTGGCAGCACACCTGCGCTTACTGCGGGGACGATCTTGGGAGGCTTGCCACGTTAGACCATGTACAGCCGAAGTCCAAAGGTGGTTTGACACACAAAACAAACCTTGTGCCAGCGTGTTTTCCGTGCAATATATCTAAGTCAGACGCACAACCTTTTTCTGCTTGGTATCAACAGCAACCTTTCTTTTGCCACGAGCGCGAAAAACGCATATTGGACTGGATAACTAATGGTCATGATGCTGCTTGAGATAATTAGCTGCATTGTTAAGGAGGAGTACAGAATCCTGAAAAAACCCTAAACCTACATTGCAGTTTTTACACAAAATACCTCGTACAGCCCCGGTGGCATGACAATGGTCCACAGCAACGTTTTTTGTTCTCTTTATGCCGTCAGAGCTTATCTCTAAAGCTGTTTTGCAGATAGCACATTGTTTATTTTGCCTGGTCAGTAAAGCCTCAAATTCTTTAACTGTTATACCGTACCTGTAGCGCAGGAACGCTTTTGATGTGCAAGTGCTGCAGCGAAACGTGTATTCTCCTTCCGCAGCCTTGTGGAAGTCTCTTAGTAACTTAGCCTCTTTGCACACTGAGCACTTACGTTTACCAGTGCGCATCTCCTCACGCTCTCTATGTTTTTTACGCTCTACAGCAAACTGCCCTTTACCCGGAACAAACCAATCAGGAAACGGTTCCAGCTCTAGGGCTTGTTCGGGAGTAAGCCCTTTTTTAATGCGGTTGATAAATTTCTGGTATGGAAAGCCGTGTGCATCGGCAGCCTTTTTGTAAGACGGATAAACCTGGTTATTTACGGTTATACTTTTACATTTAGCGGTGAAGCGGTCTACTCTACGTACTTGCTTAGGTTTGGGGCTAAGACCAAAAATCTGCTCGGGCGTCCAGCCTTTTTTGTACCTATTTAACGCTGTCGTATTGGCGACTTTGTACTCTTTACAGGCTGAAGCAAAAGAAGCAAATGTTTTACCGTTTACAGTTACGGATTTGTGGGCTGCAAAGCTTATCGTTACAGCTTGGTCTAGAGAAATGTTTCGATCCAGGCGGTGCAGCAGTGTGGTGTACGGGATTTTGTAGGTTTCAGCTACTTCACGAAGGCTAGCAAACTGGTGCCCTTGAACAAGATACATGCTATTTAATAATGGTCTACCTAGTATACCAGATTAGCTTCTAGGTTCCCAGCCCATGCCTTCGAGGTACATCATTGCGATGTAGTGGTCCTCGGCGTAGCGGCAGACGCTGCCTTTGCAGGCCCGGTAATACAGCTCGCCGCGTTCGTTTTCCAGCTGGTCCAGGCTGTAGCCGTTGCCGTAGTCAGTGGTGTGGACGACGCTCATCAGTTTCTGGCTTCCAGTTTTGTTACACGTTGTTCCACGGTATTTAAGCGCGTGAAGGTTTCCTTTCGGTCTTCTTTGATGTCTGTGTGAAGTACTTCAAGCTGCGTGGCGATGTGTTCCACGGCACTGGTGAGGCGGATTACAGCGTCGCGTGCTTCGTCGCTGCGTCTGCTAAAGCCCATTGCGCCCATAGCCGCCACGGAAATTGATGCGCCAGCGATGGCGGCTACAACTTCAATCATGGCGGCAATAGCTACCTAATCAGGTTAGCGTCCTTGACCGACAAGTTTTTTCTTGCCCCTCCGGCGTGGTCGGCTGTTTTGACCGAAACCCTGCCTGGTCGTTTTGGGGCGACCGGCTTGGTGTTGCAGTGCGCCGGTGCCGGTCTTGCTGCGGACTGCCATCAGTTAGCCCAGGGCAGACCGGATGCTTTGGACGGAGCCCGTTGCTCGTCGATTTGAGCTTGGAGTGCCGCCTCGATTTCAGCAACCTTCTCAGCGCCAAAGTGTTCTTTGACCCAGCCGACCACCGTTTCTTCGGTCAGTTCAGAGAAGGGGATCAGGTTGTCGGGACGTTGGAATCCAACGCTGCCATAGGCGGAACTGCTGTAAGTACCATCATTCGCAGAAATGGTGTAGTGACAGACAAAAACGAAACCGTCAGCGGTCTCCCGCTCCAAATTCGCCACGCCCCAAGTAAAAGTGGTCGCCATGGGAAATCGGCTCAACCCTTGTAGAATAGTGTCCCCGGCGTGTTAGCGCACCCGGGGGATGACCGCCCTACCTGGATAGGCCGATGCAAAATTTTAAGCCCTTGCCGTCGCGTGAGGAAATACTGTCCGTCGTTCACTACGACGCTGAAACAGGTTATTTCATTAGAAAGCACAGCAAGCAGTGTCCTTGGCTTTCAGGCAAACGCACTGGTTCAGTCGCTACCAAGGGGTATCGTCTTTTGTACATAAACAATAAATATTATATGGAACATAGAATTGCTTGGGTGGTGGTTTACGGAGCTATTCCATTTGGCATGACGATAGACCACATAAACGGAGACAAGGGTGATAACAGAATAGCGAATTTACGTTTAGCAACAGATTGCGAAAACAGTTACTATAGACCCAGGAAATCAAACAATGTGAGCGGTTGCAAGGGCGTGTATCGGCAAGAAAATGGGAAGTATAGAGCTGTGATTACATCGGAAAAACAAAAAATAAGTCTCGGTACTTTTACCACAAAAGAAGAAGCATACGCCGCCTACTGCGAGGCTGCGCGCAGACTTCATGGTAAGTTTGCTCGCTTTGACTAGTGACCCTTACTTAGTAGGCGCCTGAGCTGTAGGTGCCATCGTGCGCCGAAACGGTGTAGTGAATCGTGGTGACAGCTCCATCAGCGAGCTGGCGGTCCATGTTGGCAATCGCCCAGGTAAACGTGGTGTCAGCCATTGGAATGGTGGTGATGGGGGAAGTTTAGGTGTGGCGGGAAGATTAGAGAAGGTGACTACTTGCCCCAGCGGGCGAGAACGGCGCGAAGACCCCTAAGTGTCACCTCGTCGGTGTCGCCACCTTCAGCCAGTGATGCTTCGTAGAACGTAAACAGCAACTCCTCATCTGTCGGCCCTTCCGGCTCGGGCTGGGCGAGGTAGGCGCGGGCTTTGACGATCAGTGCATCCTCCTCAGAAGATGCGGTCATGTATTCGTCGATGCAATAGGCGTAGGCATCAGCCAAGCGCTGGATCAGATCACGTGGGTTTGCGTCAGTCATGGGGTTCAAGCTCGGCGGCAATGGCCAGAAGTTCGGCGCGTATTGCTGCTGCGCTTACATCACAGCAAGAATCGTACGGAAGACGTGGTGCTGGAACCACCTGATCCGCAGCAGCTCGCAGGGCGGCGGCGGCAATCATGCCTGCATGTTGTTCGCCAGTGGCGACGTAAAGGTGTTCCTCTTCGTCGTAGACGGGGAAAGCAGCATCCAGCACCGCCTGCGCAGCGGGTGAAAGTTCAGACATAGAAGTGGAAGCGACTACTGAGCGTCGAGACAGAGCAGTTTGCGGATCCGAGCCGTTTCCTGCTCATAAACGTTCATACCCTCGAACTCGTCGATGCATGCAAGACGGCACATTTTTCCAAGATCCTGTCGAAGGCTTTCATCAAAGAGACGTTCATAGAGAAACTCTCGGATTTCAATTTTGTGCTGGCGGTTCATTCAGGAAGCTGTTCAAGGGCGCGGCGGATGGTGTCAGCCTGTATTCCGCTTAAACAGCCCCTATCAAAAGCAATGCGCAAATCGTCAAGCGCCAGCTCCTTCAAACTCGGCAGCTTTGGGCGGCGGGCAGTCCAGATGTCTTCGGCTAAACGAACACGGTCACTGGTTTCGTCGATGTAGAAAAGTCCCGCTCCGTCAATGATCTCCATGCGGCAAGCCTCTAGCTCCTGGTCAGCGCCCCATTGAGCAGCGCGGCGAGCGATCTCTCCCTCGTAGTCCGGGCCAGTAGCTTCCATGTACCACTGCTTTATCAGCTCCGGCGGTGGGGTGATGGGATGTTGTTGTGTCATGGGTGATTAGTGGTAATGGTTACTCAGTTCGGCCAAGCTTCATCAGCCTTTTGGAGTAGGTAGGCAACAAAGCGCTCCACCTCTTCGCGGCTTTCAAAAACTTCCGTGTAGTGCGGATCCTCGTTGTTAGCCAGTTTTACAACGCCGTCTTGAACCCACGCGGAATGTTTCTCCATGTGGTTCTCGCGCTGTTCAAGCCATTCGGCAGGCGTGAGCTTGGGGTAAGGTTCTTGGGTCATGGTTTCTAGGGAACTGTGGCCAGGGGCAGGAGGTGCAAACTCGCTGCCCCACCACTATACGGTTGATCGACAGTAGTGAGTAGGACTTATGGCTCTAGCGCAGTAACACGAGCCTTCAGTGATTCGATCTCAGCCAACGCTTCCTGCAGCGCAGCAGTCAGCAACGGCACCAGCTTGGACTGGTCGATGCCTTGGTAGACCGGGTTGCCGTCGTCATCCACTTCATCCTTGGTGCCAGTGACGCACTCAGGAACAACGGCTTGGGCTTCGTGAGCAAGGAAGCCATCAACCGTCTTGTCAGGGTCTGCGATGAAGTTGAAGCGGTGAACCTGAAGCTGGTTGAGCCGATCAGCAGCGCCGGTCAGCGGTGCGATGTTTTCCTTGAGGCGATAGTCGGAAGAAGTGTTGTAGGCGGTAGCTGTGGTCGTTACTGTTATTGATCCGACTTGCGTGCTACTTCTATAGAATCGAACAAGCCCTCCGTCAGATGTCCTGTTAAAACCTGAGATCGGTCCATCAACATAGAAACCTTCGGCATTGGGCACACTTTGTCCGTCAATGATTACCCTGCCAACACTGTCAATCCTCATCCGCTCCGTCGGGCTGCTCGCTCCATCGGCGGTAGTGGAGAACACTAGGCGGCCTGGCATGTCGTTAGCGCCGGGTGTGCCGTCTACTCGCGCTTCGATAGACGCTCCAGGAATAAAATTAGTCCCGTCTGCACCGACATATTCGACGGCGCCAAGAATATCACCGCTCGATACAGCAGTATTTGCGCCAAGTGTTGTTGACGCAAAACGCCCTAGTTTGATTTTGCCTCCTACATTTGGGCTGGGGCTACTGCCAGCCAGAATTGAAAAAGTGCCTTTATCAACTGCCGTAGCAGCATCGGAATTAGCAGATTCAAGCTGAATCTGAGCTGTTCGGCTTGCTCCTTGTAGGTTAGTACGCGCAGAAGACGTGCCAATTAAGAGGCGTCCCGAGGTGTCAATTCGGGCGCGCTCTGTATCGCTTGTAGAAAACGTAATAGGATAATATGCTCCGGTTGAAGCATAGGAAGCAGCTATTGCGGCTGTAGAGGCATCGCTATCAATGCCAACTCGGATTGTTGTGTCATTGCTTGGATGCTCGCACCATAGACCCACACGTGCTCCACTTTGCTTGACTTGTAGTCGAGCAGTAGCCGAAGTAGTGCCAATCGCTAGTCTGTTATTGGTAGCGTCATAAAACACCCCACCGCTATCAATGTTGATGTCGCCATCAGCTTCGATGAGCAGACGCTGAGTGCCATTAGTCGAGATGGCTACGT